ATGTTTAATGCTCTGATAAGCACTGGCTTTACGGAGAATCAGGCGCTCTACATTACGAGCAAAATGATTATCCGCGAAGATGACTTTGATGACATTACTGACGATACGGATAGGTAGAGCAAATGCCGAAAAGACCAGACCTTGCTGAAATAGGCACTACGGGTCTCCGCCGAACAGGTGGAACAGTATACGAAGAGTTCTTAGTCAGCCTTCGTGGTCGTCGTGGCGCAAAAGTTTATCGCGAGATGTCTGAGAACGACCCAGTCGTTGGCTCAATTCTTTACGCAATAGAAAAGATTATTCTTCGCCTTGAGTGGACAATAACTCCAGCAAGTGACAAAGATGAAGATAGAGAAACAGCAGAGTTTATTGAGCAGTGCCTTTATGACATGAGCGATTCATGGGATAGCACTCTATCGTCAATACTTTCAATGCTTGTTTATGGATATTCTTTCCATGAAATCGTTTACAAGATTCGTGGTGGCGCAGCAACAGACGACCCAACAAAGCGTTCTAATTTTGATGATGGAAAAATTGGTTGGCGTAAATGGCCAGTTCGCGCACAGGAAACACATAACAACTGGATGTTTGACCAAGATGGCGGTATTCAAGGATTTGAGCAAGTAGACCCATACGGCGCTGGTATTCATAGAATCCCTATTGACAAGGCACTGCTATTTAGAACAACGACACATAAGAATAACCCTGAAGGTAAATCATTATTAAGAACTGCCTATCGCCCATGGTATTTCAAGCGACGCATTGAGGAAATGGAAGCGATAGGAATTGAAAGAGATTTAGCAGGGCTACCTATTGCTTATCTGCCACCAGAGTATTTGAGTTCTCAAGCAAGCGCAGACCAACAAGCAGTGCGCGACAGTATTGTAAGTATTGTTCAGAATGTTAAACGCAACGAGCAAGAAGGCATTGTATTTCCTTTAGTCTTTGACGATAGAGGCAATAAGATGTTCTCTATTGAATTACTAAGTTCAGGTGGCTCACGCCAATTTGATACAGATAAAGTTATCTCTCGCTACGACCAGCGTATTGCTATGTCTGTATTATCAGACTTCATTTTATTAGGACATGAACGCGTTGGCTCATTTGCTCTAGGTAGCAGTAAAATTGACTTATGGACAATGGCGGTTGAAGCCATCTGTAAATCTATTGCTGAAGTAATTAACTATCATGCGATTCCAAGATTATTGAAACTTAATGGTATGAAGTTAGGAACTACGCCATCACTTACCTATTCAGATGTCAGCCATATTGACTTAGGCGAGATTTCTGAATATGTTGCTAAATTGGTTACTGCTGGTGTTATCAAGCCTGATGATGATATGGAAGAATACCTGCGCGGTCTTGCTGGATTACCAATGGGTCAGCAAACAGACAACGATTTATTCTCACCTGAAACAGAAGAACCAGAAGCCGACCGAGGGGACGAAGAGCCAGAAGCAGATACTTCTGAGCCAGATGAAAAAGAACCCTACGATGGCGATGACGACTAATAACGCAAAGCGTTACTAATCATGCCACTCGTTACTAATGCTGTAATTATTTCTAAGGCTCGTAAAAAGAACGACCCTGCCCTGCGCCCAGTTAAAGCAGGATTAAATAAACAGGAAAAAGAAATCTATGATATTTACATTCGCGCTCTTGGTGGCATGGCTAAGGATATGGATAACACCAATGTTCTAAGAGCGATTCAAGCAGCAATAGAAGCAGGTAATCCTCTTGACGCTTCTGTAGCATTTCAGTGGCAAGAATTCATTACTTCGCTTAACCGAGTTGTGCCTAACTTAGCAAATCAAGTTGCTGCTTCTGCCAACATATCAGCAAAAGATTTACCTAAACGCGTAAGTATAGAATCTAATTTTACTGCTACTGACCCTAGAGCAGTTGCTTGGGCGCAACAAAGAGCAGGAGCAAGAATTGCTGGTATCACCGCAGAATCACAGAAAGCAGTAGCAGAAGCAATATCAAGTGGCTTGAAAACTGCTCTAACTCGCGGAGAAGTAGTTGAAAGATTACGCAAAATCGTAGGTCTTGATGCTCGTCAAGCAAGAGCGCTAGGCAACTTCTATGAAAAGAACTTACAGCAGTTATTGGAAGAAGGTTATACCTACGAAGAAGCAGTAGCGGAAGTTACTAAAATGAGCGAGCAGTATCGCGAAAGATTATTAACACAAAGAGCCACCCGTATTGCTAGAACTGAAACTCTTGCCGCAGCAAATGCTGGTCGCATGCTTTCTTGGGCTGAGGCAGATGCGCAAGGTTTATTACCAGCAGATAGTATGAAACGCTGGAAGACGGCAACAGATGAAAGAACCTGCCCAGTCTGCCGACCACTTCATAATGTCGCAGTTCCTTGGCAGGGTATTTTCACAACAGGCGACATGATGCCTCCTGCTCACCCAAATTGTAGATGTACGGCAGTAATCGTTCCCGGAACTTTTACTTTTGAGAAAAGCGTTGAGAAAAGATATTACAGATTTGCTGACGGCGAAGAAACATGGCGCAACTATGACTACAAGTGGCGCAAAATAGCCAATGAATTAAAGCGCAAGGTAGGGAAGTGCCAGCGTTGCGGTAAGAAATCAGATTTAACAGTTGACCATAAGAAACGCTTGAAAGATGGCGGAGCAAAGTATGACCGCAAGAACCTTAGAGTTCTGTGTCGTGCGTGTAATGGGAAGATGGCTCGCTTAGGAACGAAGTTAAGAAAAGACGCAGAGCCTTGGTGGTTAGCGAAGCATGCTCCCGGAAAACATGACCAACAGAGTCATGCTGGTGGTCGTGGCTCAGGAGGCGCACCGAGCGTGTCGTCTCTTATGGCTCTTGGTGCCTCACATAGCGCGGCAGTAGGTATGTTAAATCCAACTATCCGCGACCTTAGTAATGTTATTGAGGAATCAGGCGACATAGCCTATGAAAGAGCATATCCTTTAGCAACTGAAAGTGAAAGATATATAGAAGCCAGTATTTTAGAAAATTATGCTGGTGTGGGATATGTGCGTGTTAATGAACACTTACGAGGCGGTCGGCTTGAAACGCCAGACTCAGATTTTGATGAATATCTGGAAAATAAAATAACTATATTAGATAAAACTATAGACGCTGCGCCAAATGTTTATGGTGGCAGTAATCTTTACAGGATATATTCAAGCAGGTTAATTGATGGTTTACAGCCCGGAGATAAAATTACTGATAAAGGTTTCCTTAGCACTACTCGCGTAGACATAAGTAATCCCTCTAATTTCCAAGCAAGGGCGAACTTGGGTAGCATTGGTGGGTCAGACGATATTATTGCTGTTTTAATGCCTTCCCCTAGCCAAACCACTAAGGGCGTGGCAGTTGATAAGTTTCTGAATCTTACTGGATACAAAGAAGAATTTGACGCAATTTGGCAAAAAGAATCAGAGGTGCTTTTGGCTAGAGACACCGAACTTCTTTTTCTAGGCTTTGACACGACCAAGAATGAACCAGTAGCCGTATTTCAAAGAATGGATAAATAATGTCCAAGTTTAAGACAGAACTAGAAGATGTAATAATTATTCGTGGGACAGGCGAAGTCAAGGTCCGTAAAGCAGAAGAAATAAAAGACTTTACTGACCTTGAACCCGAAGCCCAAGATGAGAGCCGATAGAATAAACCCATGCCGTATAAAGTAGCGAGTGATGCAGAAGGTTGCTCTGGATTTGCCGTAATCAAACCAGAAACAGGTGAAGTCGTGGCTTGTCATGCCACAAAGGCAGATGCGGCAAAGCATGTTCGCGCTCTTTATGCCAATGTGCCTGACGCTATCAAGAAAGCCAAGACCGAGTCTTTATTAGCATTACAGCAAAAGATTCAGGCAGGGCAAATTGATGCTAATTCTCTCGCTGCTCATCACTACATAACTACTGAACTTACGCAACGCGGATTAGATTTGACGGGCGGAGAACTCTTTGAGAAGGAAGTAATCATTGACCCTGACCTGACCCTTGATGGCGTTGAGTTAGAAGAACTCTTTGACGGCGAAGAAGAATTAGTTGAAGACATAATCGTCAAGTGGGAAGAAGGCGAGATAGATTTCTTCAAGGTTGCTTTTGGGCTTTGGGGAGATGGTCTTGAAATCCTTGTTAATCCCACAAAGGAAGATGTAGATAAAGTCGCAGAATCAGATACTTTCACTCCACCTGCTTCTGTTGCCGCTGACGCTAAACGCGCACTTGAATGGATTAAAGAAGGTAAGGCAGGTGGCGGATTCACTGATGTTGGTCGTGCGAGAGCAGCACAATTAGCAGGAAGACGACCAGTTACATTAAGAACTATTAAGCGTATGCGCTCTTTCTTTGCTAGACATGAAGTTGATAAGAAGGCAGAAGGTTTTCACCAAGGCGAAAAGAATTACCCTAGTGGTGGCAGAGTAGCGTGGGACGCGTGGGGTGGCGATTCTGGATTTAGTTGGGTCAAAGGTATTTTACGCGGAGTTGATAAATCTATTGAGAAGCACCTTCAGGGAAAGCATGACCAGAAATCACATAGCGGTAAGTTCGCTCGCGGTATCGCAGATGAAATAAA